CAATGTTCATTAGCAGGGTATCTTAAATTACCTTTAGATATAGATCGATTCTGCATACTTTGAGGAGGAATCCACGAAATAAAAAATCTTCCGTTGTTATTAGGTTGAAACTCAACTAATGAATCTTTTATTCCACCTTGCCACTGGAAATTACCTTGAGTTATAAGGCCGGTATATTTTGTTTCTTCAATATAGTCTATTTGCTCGTATATCTTAGTCAGATTAAATAAAGATTGTTTTGTTTCATCTCTAAACGCATGCTGTGTAGTACGAGGAAATTGTCTATAAAATTCGTTTAAAGCGTCTTGATCTTTTTTTAATCCATCAACTTCATTAATCCAATAATCAATTACACCTATATCTATTTGTGTTCCATCAATACTTTGGATTGGTTTTTCTGGTGTATCGAATACAGGTAATCCAAACATATCAATGAATCCTTCGTAATTCCATTCCATAGGTATGAACAAAGAATATAATCCTGAGCTAGTCTGTCCATTGCGGTTTCTTTTAGTAACATCTGATCCTTCATATAGTTTTTTAAAATTTTCGCCTCCTTTGTCTAAAGCATTAGATGTGGAACCCATCATACATTTTCCGACTATTCTGCTACCTAGCCTTAATGTTGTTTTTGTTACTCTCCAGTTATTAATTATATTATCTGGTCTTTCCCATTTACCAGATTCATCGTGAACTAAAAGTTTTAACTTTTCTCCATCGTATGAATTATCGCCTGTATTTTTCCAGTCGATTGTAGTGTCAAGCCCTTCAATATCCGCTAATTGTTCGCCTACTTCTATCTTGCGTCGAGTTAATTTAGAGGCGGGTACTCGGTAAGCAAGCTCTGTTTTGGGGCGATCCATACCGTCTTGAACGGGCTTGAAGAAGAAAGGATAGTTGGTTGATATTGGAACGACTTTATCTGTAAACATTTTTTTGGCATCAGCCCCAGTTTTTGATAAAATTCCAAATCTTGCGTCGCTTGATATTGTAGCTTGGTTGACAGCTTCGTTCGATGCCATGAAGCTAAAGCCAGACCGTCTGTTTTTGAGATAGCATATTCCGTAACATCTATTGTCTGCTTTACATGCTTCCCAGAAAATGTAGAATAACCTATTTGATTCTCTAAATTCAGCGGCCCCAACGTCAATCTTAGTCCATTGCAAGTACATGTAATGAGTACCAGTAATGTAAGTTTCGTTGCCGTTATTATAAAACGCAAAGCCTTCTTCTCTATATTTAAATTCATTATCTATATAATCGTACCATTGTTCTTTAAAATTGTCCGGATAATTATTCCATTCAAATACGCTTTTTATTTTACTTAATTCTTTAGGGTAATCAAATTTTTGCCAATATTGTTCAGCTTTTTTATTTGATCTTTTAAAGCATTTATGTATTAATGGTAGACCTATTTTTAAGCCTTGAATATCATATACTTCTCCGAGCTCACCTGTTTTACTTATAACTACTAAGTCGTGCTCTTTATTATATCCGTACTCCCAGCTTTTTTGTTTATTTTTTTTCTTTAATATATTGGGCTTTATATAATCAGTTAAAACTGAATACAATGTTTGCTTATACATTATTTTGATCTTGTTTCAGCAAAACCTCCAAAAGTTTTTTGATTAGCAGATTTATCTTCTAATAACTTTTCTTCAGTTTCTATTCTAGTAAGTATTTCAAATGCATCAAATATTGCTAACTTTTTTGTTGCCGCTGCATTTTTTAATCTATCCGCACTTACATCATCTTCGCTGTCTACTATTTTTTCTTTAGCTACTTTAATTAGCTCTTCAACCGCTTTTTGCCCAGCTTGGATTATACTCAGTTTGGTTTTCTTTACGTTCATACTTAATAACAATATCATTAGATTTCATACAATATAAGCGCTCATTATCTACTATAAACTCCCACTCGCTATTAGGTGTAAACCCTACAACGTCTCCTGGATTGATTTGAAGCGCTTTTAAGAAGCTATTGCCATATTTTAGTATACCAATATGCTTTTGCTCTTTTTCTAAGCTCGTATCGTCATTATTTAATAAAGGCTTAACAAAGCATCTATCCATAAATGACTGCCATTTATTATTCTTTTTATATAGATATACTTGGTCAGGCTGGCAAAAATAAAGATTATCTTTAAAATATTTGCTACTATTTTTTTCCTTACCTTTTATATCATAATATCTTCTAAATACATTATGATGAATTATTATTTCATCATTTTTTTTAATAGGTGTATTATATGCTTTAGGTATAGATATTACTTTCGCAAGTTTATTTATAAATTTAAAAGACTCTATATTAGAATTTAATATTAATTCTTTATCGTTTACTTTGGTTGTATTATTATATCTTTCTCCAATAGGTTCAACGATAAAATCATAAATACTATTCATACTCTAAATTATATTCAACTGATATAGCCATATTAGAATTAAACTTTTTCCATGGCAGCACTTCATTGTTCTTTTTTATAAAAATATTATAAGAACTATCAGTATCGTCAAATATGATATAAGCTATTTTGTGTCCCCCATACACCTCCTGGTTTACGGAGTAATGCATAGCATCATTTTTATAATCAGAGCCGATGCTGATCTTTCTTATAACACTATCCATTTTACTTTTCTTTTTCTTCGGCGTTTTCTATTTCTTTATAAACACCTGTTTCAAGATCAATGCTAATAGCGCCATATTCTTTTTCTAACTCTTTTTTATAGGCTTCCATATCTTGCTCAAGCCCGGCATATTCATGCAATAATACATGCTTTTGATTTTCAACAAGCCCAATATCCCTTAGTTTATTGTTCATTGTTACTTGTTGTTCTTTAATTTTAGCTAATTGCTCTTTTGTTACTTTTTTTTCTTGTGTGCTCATTTGATTAAATTTAATTAAATTATTTTACTTTATCTTTTATTTTTTCAAATCCGCCAAGACCAAGCATTCCTAATAAGACTGTCATTAAATGCTCCATTTGTAATGCCGGAGGAGCGTCGGTTGTTTTTGTTATCCAAATAAATAAATCTCTTATTACGAAGTTATATGCTAATGCTACTCCGCAAACCCATCCTATAAATGGCCGCCAGCCCGCAACAAATCAACAAACACTGTTCTATGGCCAGCTTCAATTTCATTTATTTTAGTTTGCAATTCTATTATTTCATTAGGGTCTAATTCTTTACCCTTAATTGCTTCTCTTATTTCCCACGCTAGGTTACCAGCTACTGACTTTCTGCCATCGCCGCCTTTTAGTAGGCCTAATAATAATTTTAACATAATTTAAGCTTTGTCGTAAGCTTCTTTTTCCCAAGGAAGATTTTTTGCACCTTCCTGCATTTGGCTTCTAGAGTATGTTTTACCTTTCCAGTAAACATTATTATCATCATAATCTAAATCTCCTCTTTTAAATTGGTCAATATGTATCATTTCATGATCAACCACTTTTTCAATTTGCCTTGGATTTAAATCTTTATTTATTAATATAGTTCCATTATTATTGGCTTTACCTAATACACCTTCTCCCAAATCTACATTATATATAGGGGTATTATCTAATTTATAAGGTGTAATTTATCTTTGCGAGCAGAACAGCCGCAGGGGATATTCAAACCCTCTGCGACTCTATCTACTACACTTTTAATTCCAGTAACTTTAGTAACTTTTTCAATTGAATCACCAAGTCCTTTAGATTTGCTCATTATACAACTAGAAATTCAGTTACAGTAATTCCGCTAGGAAGACCAACAGTTGATTTTACACCACCTGGATTAGCAGTAAGGGCTGAATTAATTGCATCTCTAACTGATGGAGTTGTTTCAGTTGAATGAGTTAATGTAATTGTGTCTAATGTTGGAGCAACGGTGTGAATTGTTGTTTTAGTTCCTTCATTAGCGCCAGCAGCATCTCCTGATGTTACTGCGACAATTGAGTCTGTGTTAATTAGATGTTGTCCGTCTTCGAAAGCGTCTGCGCCTCCAACAACGGAAATAGAAATAAATCTTGCCATTTTGGTTTTGTTTTGTTATTGTTAATGTTTATGTTTTGCTAGGTTTATACAGTCCTATCTGTTTTCTCTAACTTTTTGGCGAGTAGCTTTTCTGCTAGCTCTCTTTTCAGCACTAGATTTGCCTTTTCTGTCAATACGCCCTTGAATTCTAGTAGCTCTATTTTCTAATCGTTTAGCTTTAGCTCTTGAACGTTTAGCACTAGTTTGTTTAGCTTTTGTATCTGCGGATGTAGGCTTGCTAGCGTCTATGCTTTGCGCAGTCTTATTTGTTTTTGCTTTTTCGTTTGCAGCCTTTCTTTTAACATTTTCTAATCTTAATTCTCTTTTTGAAAGTACTTTATCTACCTTAGGTGCTTTACCATCTGTTGGCTTTTGGCCTTGGGCCTTAGCACGCTTATTAAATTGAGCATCAGTAATATTAACTTTTTTGCCTTTTGTTTTACCATCTCTAGGTTTTTGGCCTTGAGCTTTTGCCCTTTTTTCAAAAGCCTCATCAGATATGATAGGTTTTCTTTTTGTAGAGGCCGTTGTTTTCTTTTTAACTACTTTTTTCTTAGTTTGAGTAGGTTTTATTAAAGTAGTGGTTCCTCCAGTTGCTTCATTTTTATATCCGCTACCTTTTATACCATAACCGCTACTTCCTAATGCTGGCACTTCATAATCTCCCTTAGAAGGGATTTCATGAGTCATGTCCCTTTCTATGTCATATAAAGACCTCATAGCTTTTCTTTGCATTGTATTTCTTTGCTCTCTAGTCATATTCCTAGGATCTTTTGGATTTGGAGGTTTACGTGTGCTACTTCCAAAAACAGCATTAGCGGCAGGGCCGTGTTTCATTTTAAATCCCATCTTAATAATCTTTTTTAGCGGATCTTCTTAAATCTCCTTTGTTACCACCATATTTTTGTTGACTTGCAACAGAAGGCTTACCAACTTGGTAACCGTATCCTTTATTCATGTTTTGCATAGGAGACATGTTTTTCATCATCATCCCTGTATTTATTCCTTCTGTTCCTTGGCCTGCAATATCATCCATGGGATTATAAGTAAGATCTGCTTTAGCTTGGCCCATCATTCCTGCTGGGCTAGAATATCTTGGGTGATTACCACTATAAGTTCCTGCATGACCTTTTCTGTCAGCAATGTCATTTTCTAAATAATGCATTTGTGCTTTTGAAGATAGTTTTTTGTTATATGCCTCTTTAGCATCATAACGTTCATCTGATTTTAAGTGTCCCATAATTTTTGTGTTTTGGTTTGTTGTTGTTATTGTTGTTGTTTAATTATTAGCAATTCCATTTTTTTAAAGCTAAAGCTTTCCTAGTGGGTTCACCATTAGGCTTTTTCATTGGGCCTTTTACACCTTTCATTCTCGCGCAAAAAGATTTACGACGGTTCCAAGCCTTACTACCTTTTTTTAATTCAGAAGGCGGCGTGGTTACGGCGGTTTGAAGGTTACTACCGGGATTTTCTTTTCTGTAAGATTGAACCCCCTTTTCATTTAATCCTCCCTCGGGATTTTTACCTTCTTTACGAGTCCAAGCTGCGGTTTTTTTAAGAAAAGGTGAATTACTTGTATATATGCCATTATTTTATGAGTTTAAACCATTTAGCTAAAGTATATCCTATAGTTACAACTAAAAGTATTATTTTAAGCCATACTTCTATTTCCATCATAGTTACTACACCAACTGATCCATTGATAGCTAGCAACTTTATATCCGCTAAATCCATTATTATTCCCCGCGCGCTGCTTTTGCAATTTGCGTAATAGCACCTGCTTTATAAAATGTTGGAGCTTTTTTAACTTCCATCCCATTAATACCCGAGCTATTACCACTTGCCATTGGAAAACCTTCTGTACTTAAAGGACCATCCCATACGTGAGATTCTCCTACTTGCCCTTTTAATATAGGGTTTGAAATTATTGCTTTACTTTTGTCCATAATTATCTATACTTGTCTTTATTAACATTGTCTATAGAAACCTTTAAAACTT